GTGGAACTCTAAACTGTCCTTGTTTGCACTGCCTAAAGCATCAAACATTTTTGTTAAAGCATTACTTGTTCCTTTATCTTGGATCATTCCTTGATAAAACTTGTATTGCGATACATCATCGTTTATGATGTTTTCAATGTATTGTCTTTTTTGATATCCTATTAGATGTTGTGCAAGTCTTTGCTGTTCGCTATCAAAATTATCTGTTTCTAGATCATAGAAGTCACCAAATTGATTTGTTTTGTATTCAAAGTTTGGAATCAAAGCACTTTCTGGCTTCTTAGGTAAAACGTTCCAATCAGCATCTACAAAAGTTTCTTTTCCAGGTATTTTTTTGTTTGCAACATAATAGAAAGTTTTGTGTTGTACAATATCTCCTATTGCATAATCATTCCATGGTTCCCATTCTGTACAAGTTGCACTGTCATATATGAAGCCAGGAATGTTTAAACCACCAGTCCATTTTTCTGTTCTGTAACCAAGGACTCTAATTCTTTCTTGTCTATAACCTGGAGTTATGTCATAGATTACATCATTAAACACAGTCTTATTATCAATAATTAAAACGTGTTCTCTTTGTACTAAAGGTAACTTTAAATGATATATTCCATCAGCACTATTTTTTACTATAAGTCCGAACTCATTTAAACTATCTCTTTTTGTTGTACTGAAATTTCTTTTTAATTTTTTGCCATCTGCTTTTAATAAACTGTAATCATAGAATGGATCAAAGATATCATCTACTACTGCATATTCCCTTTTGAAATTCAATTCTTGTGCTGAAGGACTTAATGTAATTAAAGCACCTTCTTGCCAATTTTGGGTAGTCCAGAATAAAAACTCTCTTGTAGTTAGGTCCCAATTTTCAACCTGCTCTAATGTTCTATTGAAACTATTAAAAGTAAATCCTATCGATTCTTGGTATTTTCCATAACCTAATAAAAAGTCAACTACATCTTGTATTGTAAGTAAAGTCGTTCCATAACCTAATTTGCTTACTGTTGTTTCAAACTGTGATCTAAATATTGCAGTACGTCCACCGGTACTTGGCAACTGTGGTAAAGGGGTCCAGTTATCTTCTATAAAACTTTCTGCAACATGAGTTACCTTTGCTCTGTAAAATGCTTGACCTACCTGTGCAATGTTTCCTGCGGTGTATGTTTGCCCTGCTTGGAAAGTAACAAAGTTTTCACTTACTGCACCAACTGTAACAGCAGGGTCTTTTGCAACCTCAATATGTTTGAAATACTTAAATGATGGCATAGTATTATCATAACCTTTGATAATGTAACCGCCTTTTGCTTTTTCAACTATGATTCCGCTGTAACTTACTGCGTCAATAGGTGAACTTGTATTAAAAATTATTTTATAATTTTCTTCTGGTATAAAAACATTACCTTCATTAGTAGGAGTTCTACTATCTAAAATAAGTTTAAATTTGTCTTTTTGTGTAAAGCCTCCTAATTTACAACCTAATTTATTTTGTAAATTAGCAATATTGTTTTTGTAGTCTTGTATAGTAGTTGTGATACTTCCATATAGATAATCAAATATGTAATTAACAAATCCTGCTGTTTGACTTCTTGTAGTATCAGTTGCAGTGTTTGGCCAAATAATATCACCTAATGCAATTCTTTTATTAGTTTCACTGTACACTAATTCATTTGCACTATTACGTTTTGTACGTGATCTATCAAATCCTAATCCAATAATTTTAGTAGGTTGATTTAAACACCAAGCAATCATTAAGGCGAAAGGATAATCTGAACTTTTCCTCCAAGCACTTTCAGTTGGTGCTTGATCTCCAAATACAAAATTATTGCTTGTCAAAGGCACAACTACGTTTTGTGCATATCCACAATCTAACGGACTTAATAATCTACCTTGACTGTCTACAGGAATATTATTGTTTAAATCTTTTCTTTTGTAATTGTTTCTATATACAATAGTTTTGTTTGGTTCACGCACTCTACCTTCTGTTAAGTCGTCCCAAAGTATTCTATTTTCATTTGTGTATGGCGCCGGTCCATAAGTTGTTTCCCACCAACTTGGTTTGTTATCATAACCTAAAACTTCCCAAGGATGTGTATGTGGGCGATCAGTGTCTAACCATTGATTGTAAACTGCTCTCCAAAAACCTGGCAATTTTTGTCCGTCTGCATTTGTCATTGCACCATAGTTCCACGTAAAAGAATTTGGATTGCTGTAAAATTCATTGCTTGTATAATCAACACTACCAACAATTTCTAACCATTGGATAAATTCAGCCATCATACCTTCATCAATGCTTTGTTTTGTGAATCCTGTATTACGATCAAATGATCCTACAAAACTATGAATGTCAATAATATCTTTATTGTATGGAACTTTAAGGTTGTTATAAATTCTTTTTTCTAATTCTAATAATACATCATCTCTAAAGTCGCCATATGCTTTTGTAATACTTCCATCATGTCCTTGTATTACGTCTACTGCTGTTTGGTATGTGTTATCATTGTACTTGCAAGGTTCGTATGCAGGATACAAACCTAACTTACTAGGTGTTTGCGGAATAAAGCAACCATCTGTCGTGTTGTATTCAAATATTTCAATCTTATCCTTTAAGGCAAGTGTAGCAGTAATTTGTACAAATCCTTGTGTAGTAAATGTGTAATCAGTGCCATGTACTAATTGTGTACCATTTAGATATACGTAAACTGCTTTATTACTTACTGACGTTAAGTCATGTACAAAACTAATTGCATAATATTGATTGTCTGCGTCAACTACTGTGTATTCTTTTTTTGTAGTATCTGATGACCCAAGCATATCACTGAAGTAAAAAGCATTATCCTTTGTATTTTCACTGTGCATTTTAGCAAGGATTTTATCTACGTGAATTTTTGCAGGACCTTCAAATCCTAAATCTTCCGCAGTTTTTACAAAGTTTCTTTTGAATTTTGAATATTCTCTTTTTACATATTTTAATGCTTTAATAATATTTGCATCTTTATCAGTCATATGGTACAATGCAATATTCATTGGACCTGAATGTTGTAAAAATTTTGTGCCGTACTTACTGGACAAACCTAAATCTCTCAGATTATTTGTGCCCGGATTGTTTCCTGCAAATCCTGGAACATTATCAACAATTGATTGAACGTGGTCATTTACTTCACCCAATGTAAATTCGTTTAGGTTTGCATTCTGTGGATTGCTTTCTAGGTTTCTAGGAAATTCATAATATCCATTTGAATTTTTATCTGCTTCACTAGTTGTTTTAATTACTAGTTTGTCACCGTTGGTAAGTTTAGTTGTAAATGTTATGTATGCAACTCTGTTTATTCTATTAATTTGATAATCTGTAAGTTCTGTTTTTCTTTGATTGTTTACATAAACTTTAACTGTTAAAGCATTTAGATCACCACTGAAGTCATACACATCAACTGCAAAATCATTATTTTGAATTGTGGTATCATACTGTCTTACAACTTCTTGTTTACTTAAACTATCTGACTTTTTCCAACCAGTTACATTAGAGTAAGTTGTTCTGTCTGCGTACTTTCTTAATACACTAGTATCTGTTTTTAAAGTTGTTGTTTCGCCAGATAAATTATACGTAAAACTGTCGTTAAGTAAATTAAAATTAAAAACAATATCACCTGTGTTCTGCACATTTTGATATGACAAAGCAAAACCTAATTCAGGGTCAACTGTCCCTGTTCCAATTTTATAAGAAAATAATTTTGTACCTGTAAATGTTGTATTAGTGTATGTTGTAAAACTATTTCCAGATTCGTCAAATAGATCAAACGTTGGTGCAAAATTTGTAGAAGTTTTATCTTGCCCTAATATCCAAGTTGTTCCGTTGTACCAAAACATCTTACCTTTATAGGCTGTACCATTAGAAGATAATACTGTTTCATTTGCAAGTGGTGTTGCATCTGTTTCCTCTTTTAAATTAATAAATGTTTCATTACGGTGTCTTAAAAATTTAACTTTGAATATTTTATCTTTTACAAAAGTATCATTGTCAGCAGTAAAAAGTACTCTCATACCTTCTACTAAATCAATTCCGTCAACATTGTATCCTACTGAACCTTCAATAGTACTCATTACATCTGTTGTCTTATCGTCAACAAGGTCAACATTTGCCTTTGCTTTTGTTCCAAAATTCCAAAGTTTTACACCTGCTTCAAATTCTATAATTGGTCTAGTTGCTCTTGCACTTTGATCTAAAATTTCTGGTGTCCCTGTTGCTGTTGCAATTTTACTGATTACATCTTTATGGAACCATCTGTTAAATCTTGCCCATTGGTTTCTATCTGGTGATGCTCTATTAAAAACAATGTACTCTTTAACGGTAGGATAATTGTTAGCATTACTAAATGGTAATCTATCAAATGCTTCAGTATCAAAAGGAACTTGTTTAGACTCTGTTGCAGTGCTTGGAATTTCTAAATCTATTTCGTCAACTAGTCTTATTTCTTCGCCAACACCTTCTACATAATATTCTTTATTTGAATAAGTTGCTGGAGTAACTTCTCCTGCAAATCTAATTTTCATACCATTGGAAAATGAAACTCCTGATTCTGTAGTATATGTTTGTTTGCCAACTATTTCTGCGTCAACATCAATAGCAGTGTTTTCTTCAATATTGTAAATGTTTGCACTACCAGAAGTGTTTACATCATTTTTACTAATATAAAATAATTTTTCGGGAGCATCATCTGGAATAGTAAACTCTAACACACCCTTCTCAACATAGACTACACCATCAGATGTTGTTACGCCTTTATTATAAAGTGTGCTAATATTTTTACCTGGTTCAAATCCTTCTATGCCGCCGGCAACTGGTTGTACTAAAAATCCATCTTGGTCAAAGTTTGCACTATCATAAATCTTACTATCATATTTGCCTGGCTTTAATATACCTTCTACTGTTTCAGTTACAATAGCCGCCCCAGGAGTAAACACTCTGTTTGTTGCAAAAGCAATAGGATGTCCTGGTGTGTCTATAACAAATCTATATGTTTGTCCTTTGTATAATTTTAAGGTAGGATTTGCTGTTTTACCATCAGGAGTAAAAATAAAAGCCATGTTGTCGCCTTGATCAGCAACAGTAACTTTATATGTACTTGTTATTCCTTTTGCTTGTCCTAAAACTGTAAGTGTTTGTGGGCCTTCTGGTAACCAATAGTATTCTCTATAATTAGAGAACTTGTCCCAATCAACGTGAGGATCCCATGCATAGTATTCCTGAGAATTTAATTTACTATGATCATTTGTGTTACCGCCAAAGACCTTTGTTTGATTAACAAAGTCTTGATAGTCTTTGTAAAATTTTGTGTTTCCTATATTATCATCAATTACTACCGCTGGTTCTAATTGGTAGTTTTGTCTTAGGTCACTGATATCATTTATGTAACTATCTGTAGATTTGTATGCTTTGGCATCTCTTCTACCAATGTATCCATTAATTTTTTCAACTGTACCAGAACTTATTAGTTGGTCTAAAGTAGAACTTACAAATTTTTCATTTGCTACTGTTCTAAAATATCTAGGTAAAAACTTACTGGCTTTCCTTGTTTCTTCTTGTCTGCCAGTTGGTAATGGATTTTCGTTTTGGTTATTATCGTATGCCATTAGTAACCGCTCCCACTAGATCCGCTTCCGCCACTACCGCTTGAACCACTGTTACTATAAGTTGTTGTACCAGAAGAAGTATTTGTAGTGGATGAAGTTGTACTAGTGAAAGCACTACTTGAAACACCGCCTGTTGAGGTCGAAGTTGATGTTACTACTTGACCCTCAGACTTCAATCTAGTAGCAGTGATGTTGTCAATGATTTCAACATTATCAACAGTTGCACCACTTATGAATATCTCATCAGACTCTGAATTAATTTCGTACAAACTACCAAATGATTTATTTGCTTCAACTGGAACTATTACAAATGTTAATAAGTTTGGTGCAGTTTGATTCATAACATAAGTAGCCATCTCTGTGAAACTAAATTTATCTCCAAAATCCCAGTTGTCCAATGCAAAGAATTGGTTTATTGCTTGGATTACTTTTACTTTTAAATCGTTATCATTCACAACCACTTCTGTGTTTTTAACTATTTTAAATTTTGCTTGTAAACTTAAATCTGCTTTATCTCCGAATAACACCTTGTATTTTACAGGATGGTAAATTACTTCATCACTAATAGATTTTATTTTATTAATGTTTGCTCCATAACTTGTAAACAATTCGTCTGTGCTTGGTGCTAAAGGTTTAGTCGCTAATGTTCCTGCTATGTACCTTCTAAATTTTGTATCATAAGATTTAGTTAAAATGTATGTGTCAATAATATTCGTGCTACTTGGATCAATCCTATTTGAATCATCAGCACTATGCACATATTGAAACTTAATATTTTCACGTCCTCTATATGCTTTGTAATCTGTTGATAAAGAAAGTGCTAATGTAGTTGCGTTTAAAACTTTAAATACATTTTCGTCTACAAGATAAAATATTGTTCCGTCAGTGTAAGAACTTCGTGTGCCTATTGCACCTTCATTTTGTTTAACAGTAATATTACTGCTTGACGTGTAAACAAATATTTCACTTTGGTCTGTGGTGCTTTGTTTTTTCATGAACACCCATTTGTTTACTGGATTAGTATTTGTATCTACATATTCTTCAAAAATATCTGGATTATCAACTACTCCGTCACTGTCATTATCATAAAATGTAACTTCAACTTTTTTACTGTTTACATAGTTGTCGGAATCTCTATATTCTTTACTGACTTGCCATAAAAAGTCAGTTGTGAAAGATGTAAGTGCATCTGGTTTTTGATTTATAGATAAAATGTTAATTTTGTCTTTGATAAGTTTTCCTGTTCTACTATCATAAATTTTATCAGTAGAATCATAGTAAAATTTAATTTCTTTATCACTTTCAAATACGTATCTAGTTGTTCTGTACGTCAGTGTATAGTTCACACCGTCTGTTTGAAAAAGCAATAACCAACTACCGTCTAATGATTGTTGTGATTCATCACCTGTTTGCCCTTGGCTAAATGCTCCAGATGTTTTTAAATTTTCCTGTTTAATTACTTTCCAACTTTCGGTAGTTACATCAAAACGTAAACCAAAAGTATTAAAAGCAAATATTTGATCTATAACTTGACTTTTTACTGCGGTTTCTAAGCCATTTGCTAGTTTAGGTCTTACCTCAGTAAGTATTGCATCTGAAGGAATAATATCATTTAAAACTACAGGTCCTATACCATTAGTTACTGTGGTTCCATCTGTTGCTATGCTCACAACCTTTGCCCACTTGTAAGTTACTGAACCAGGATGATCTGCTGTACCGCTCATAAGTTCGTAACCTTTGTCTGCCATGAAATGTTTTCCTTGTGGCGCACTAAATTTTAAAAGTGTTCCTGGTGTAACATATCTTAAAGAACTTCCTGTAAACGTGCCAAGCATCAAAGCATCATCGTTAATATTTTTAAAATAACCATTTGAGTTATTAGTTGATTTATTGCTTTGCACCCATGTTGCACCAATATCACCTGTAACTATTTTTGCGAATTTGCTTAGATAAAAATTGTTAATATTTGTATTTTGTAATAATGGTGTTATGGTATTTTCAACAATACCTTCAACATCAGTTCTAGTTGTAAAATTAAAACTTGTTATGTTATCTTTATCTTCCTTGTAAATTACTCCATCGTTACCATATATATTTGTGCTTGAATATTTTCCTGTTGAATCAATTAAGTCAAAATATCTAGAAATACCTGATGACGTTCTATTAACTGATTTAACTTTAATAATTTCCTGTGAAACTGCTAACGGACTTACTTGATAATCTTCACCAGTGACCATTCTATTCTGAGTGTAGTATGTAGCAGGAGCATTATTTTTTATGCTTTCATTAGTTTCACTTATTGACGCATTGTCAACTGTATATTTTAATTCCATGTCAATTGTTAAAGTTTCACCTACACCATTTCTGCTAGTGTAAGGAATAGAAACTGTAATACCAATTAGATCATCTGGTTGTATTGCAAAACTTCTGTTCTGTGATGTTCTATAATAAACTCTAAAATTACCTTGAGGTAAATTTCCAAATGTGCCATCTGCAAATATTAAACTTACTCTATCTTCAACTCTACTTAATACACTGTAAATATTTTTAATTCTTTTGTTTACACTATTGTATATTACATTGTTACCTTCGACTGCATCAACTTTTGTCCATAGTTGACTTTCTGCACCATTGTTATCTAATCTGTATAACCAAACGTCACTATCATTTACATTTGTTGCATCTAATTGTACAACTTGATTTGATCCAGGATTAGTAATTTGAAAACCACCTTGATCTAAAATTCCTTGTCTGAATGAACAAAAGTATCCAGTGTTTGAACTTCCGTTACCTTTTCCATCTTCGCGATATAGAAATGCTAATCTATTTCCAGGTAAAGGTGCTTCTTCTGTAATTGTACCCGAACCTATGTCTGAACTTACTACCTCAAAGATTGTACTTTTGCCGTCTACTGTTTTTGTAAAACTATAAACAGGAACATCTGCATTTGTGGCATTGAATCGATACTGCTGAACAGTTATACCGTTGACTGTATCTGATTTGACCGGTTTACCGACAATTCCGTTTTGTGGTAGAGCGGCATTAAGTACTTTTCTAAACTGTTCTGACCAGTTAGTGTTTGCAGGATCATTCCAAACCACAGTTTGTCCTGCAAGGTTTACATTGTTGCTGTCAAAAATTTCCTCAGTAGTTGCTACTGATTCAAATTTAAGTAATCCGTTTGCTGGTTGATTACGTTTTGGATTGTAAGAAAGCAATCTTGCTAGTCGGAGAACTGATTCTCTACGTTCTGCAAGTTCTAAATAATTTTCTCTAGCATTCAAGTCAACTCTAAATGCAATGTTTTGACCCAAGAAAGCGATAAGGTCAATCAAAGCGAGATATTCACTTGATTCAATGTAATCGTTAAAGTCCTCAGGATAATTTGTTCTGAGGTAATTGATCATTGTTCTACGTAAATTATCAAAGTCGTAACTCTGAAAATCTGCGTTTCTAAAAGACTGATAAACACGTTTCCAGTCTTCTGCTAACAATAATCTATTTTGTCTATATGTTGTCGACATAATGCTTCCTTACTATTTGTATTTACCTGAAACCATTATCTACGCACTTAATTCTATGATATAAATCCTGCATTCTGATCAAATGTCAAAAGCAATGATTCTGAGATATTGTACGGCAAATAAGTTAATGAAACACTTATTTGTAGTCCACTCTCATATTGGTCTATTGTAACATTGTTAACTGTTACCCTAGGATCATAGTTTACTATCTCTGTAACGTTTTCTGCTATGGCTTCTTTTAAATCTTCTGTTAATGGTTCATACAAAGCGTCCCATACTATTGTTCCAAATTCTGGATTTTCTAACTTTTCCCCTTGTCTAATATGAAACATATTAATAATGTCCTGCTTGATTAAAGCAAGATCATATAAATTAAATCCGGTAGCATTAGGATCTACTGTGCTAGTACCACGATAAGCACGACTGGTAACAGGTGGCTTTTGGCGTTTTGCTGTTTGCACTTTGACTGTTTTAATTACGTCTTTTTCCTGTGTACTCATAATATTATTTATTGTCCTTTCTTGAACGTATCTACTGTTAAGGCAACTGTTTGTGCTGGTAATTCTTCTGGTTCTTGTCTATCTGTCTTAGTATCAACAAACACTGTTGGATCCATGCTTTCATGATGCGTCCAAGGCTCATGTTGAGGTAGACGTTTGGAAAGCGAAGCGTCCGCGATAGCGGTAGCGACAGACGGATAACGTGAAGTATATCCGCTGGCGGCTTGCGGTAACTTATGTGTAGACAACGGAGTTGTAGCGGTAGCGGTAGCGGCTTGTGGGCCATTCATATGGATCTCTTTCGCTGTCTCAGTATGGTTGTCTGTGCTTAATATATCTGTAGTTGTACCTGCTGTAAACTTGTTTGCTCCTAGTGTGTTTATGTCTAAGTTTCCAAGTGTAGTAATTGTGTTGTCAAGTGCCACGTAGGCTCGTAAACTCGCCGCAGTGTCAAGGTTAATGTTAGAGGAGGTCTTTAAATTAAATTCTCTTCCTGCTTGAAAATTGATGTCTCTGTCTGCTGTGAAGTTTAGATCATTCTCAGTATGCACACTTATACTATCACGTGCATATATGTCTATCTTACCGTTTGAACTTAATTCTATCCATGCAGTACCCTTTGCGTTGCCTACATATATCAAGTCTTCCGTGTTGTGCATCAGTATCTGATGTCCTGTGCGTGTACGCAGTCTTATGCTTTCGCCCATTGGCAGATTGACCTTGCCGTCCTTGTCTCCTGCTTCTACGTTTGCATATTCACTTTTTGTGCTACCAGCGTCTCCTTTGCGTAGGTGCTTGTCATCTCCATCATCAAAAACCAAACTTGATCCGCCCAATCTCATTGAGTGTATCTGTGCCTTTGCTCCCTTAGGACCGTATGCTGTTTTTGGTGATCCTGGAGCCTTGTCCAATGGACCTGGTGTGCTTATGCCAAACACCGAACTTGGTGTTTCACGCCTTGCACTAGATGATGTGATACCTCTGATCTCATCTTCCAATAGTCCCTGTGAACTTAACACCGTGCTCTGTGGACTGACTGGCTTTATAAACTGTG